CATCCTGGGGGTTGCTGGTCTCGTTGTAGCTGATCAGCTCGGTGCCAATCGTCAAGAAACCTGCTGTGGGCAGACCCGCCAGGGTTGAGACCTGGATTGTCGTTGCGTTTGCTGCCGTCGTCCCACCCGTCGTGGTGGCAGAAGTCAGCGCTGTATTGGCCGTCAAACGCTGAATCCAGACCTGGATGGGGCGCCCGGTTGTCAGTTTGTTGGGGATCGTCGCGTAGGTAGAAACACTAATACGCGTGATGGTGAGGTCCGCCTGATTGCTGGGCTGGTTTGCCTGGGTACGAATCACATGGTCCAGGATGTCTACCGTGTCGTCAGGCAGTGCATACGTGGGTTGTCCGGTCACCAGATTGATGGTGTTTTGCTCGAACGTCCACATGTTGACGCCACGGTTGGCCCAATCTGCAAACAAAAGATTTAACGACCGACGTGCGGTGCGCAGGTCGTAGCCCGTGCGAAGCTCGGAGCCTGCACGCTCAAACGCTTCCTCGACGATCTCAGACAGGTCGAGGTTGAATGCTGCTACGCCGGACGTTGTTGCCATTATCTGAACCCTGCTGTTTTCTTGGCAATTGATTTGGGCTGCGCGACAAACTGTTTGCCCGCCGCCTTGCCTGCGCGTTTCGCTTTGGTGGTGGCTGCGTACTCCGCAGGGCTCAGGGCTTTGATGGCCTTCTCAGGCAGGTACCGCTCCCCCGTCTTGGAAGACGGTTTGCCGGACTTGGTGCGCCACTTCTGGTCGCCCCAATCCTTCAGGGATTTCTGCGGTGCTTTCATCTCAGTCCTTGTACCCGCCGCCAGCTTCCTTGTACTTCTTGGCCACCAGCTGCGCCTTACGCGCAGACCACTGACCCGCCTTGGTACCGTGGGTTGCCGCAGCTTTTACCTGCGACACAATGCGTTTGCGCAAGCCTGGCTTCGTGTAGTTGCCCGCAGCGTTGACTTTGCCGCCCTCAGCATACTGCGTGAAGTCAGTGTCGTCTCGACGTGCTTTTTTCACGCCCTTGGGCATCTTGGAGGGAGCGATGGCCCCCATCCCACGGGAGGCCATCATTTCAGCACTTGCCTTTTGCGTAGCCGCCCTTGTTCATGCCAAGCGGCTTGCTCCCGCTCATGACAATCTGTTTGCCCTTGGTTTTACCCTTGGTTGCAACGCCGTCTTTGCTGGGGGCTGCGGTCTTGACTGCGCCCATCTTGGCCTTGGTGATACCACCGGAAGACATCTTTTTCATATAACCACCTTCTGAGAAAAGTGCCGACTTCCCGTGATCGGTTTTCGGCTTGTTGAGACCTTGTTGGTTGGCCCGGCCCCCGGTGCCAAACTTTTTACCTTTATCCGCCGCAGCGAACTCTTTGCCCACAGACTGTGGGACACCTACCTTCTTTGAAAAAGCCGGGTTATGCGCCACGGCTTCCATGAAGTTGTGCTGTTTACGACTAGTTGAGGGCACTTCTTGACTCCCGGATGAACATGTCAATCTTGTCGTTCAACTTGTCGAACCGGCTGTCGATGTGCGCCACAATCTTGTCGATCTCCGCCTGTGTCACGTTGTCCCGAGCGATCTCCTCCCGCGTCCTGTTCAACAGGATCGTGATTCGTACCAGCTCCGCCGACTTTTCCTTCAGATTCCAACCTAGTAACCCGATGAATGTAGTCAGCAAGACGTTCCACAGCATCATCTCCATTGTCACACCATTCGGCCTTTGGTCTTGCCTCTGACCGCAATACCGTCAGCACGCTTGGATGCGGAAGAGACGGAGCCGCCTTTTTTCATACCAGTCAATTCACGAATTTTGCCGCGCACACTAGTGTCTTTTACACCGCGAGTTTCACGCTTGTACTGATCCGCAAGTTCGCTAATTTTTTGACGCTCATCGGACAAAACTTTTTTAGCGTATGGCCGTAAGCTGTCGCCTTCTTCAGCTTCATCAGACGCGTAACTCCGTATAGCGTACCCCATGGGTTGCTCACCCGCAGCAAGCCGCGCCGCATCAGAAGCAGGGGGCAACTTGCTTTTAGCGGAAGGAATCCTTCCCCCAACAGGTTCTGACGGAATACGCATGTACTGCCCCAGTTTTTCTTCTGGAGAAACTTTTCCGCCATTATCAAACTTGCGTTTGTAAGCACCCATGGTTACCTCAGCAGTTCCAGGCCCGAAGGCTCTTGTTGATCCGGCTGTTTGGATCTTTTGCTGTCTTGGCGGAGGTCAGCTTCTTCTTCATACCACTCATCCTTGCGCAGAAAGAGTCGCGGCGTGAGCCGCCTTCCGGCTGGGGAGGTTTCAAGTTCATGCCCTGTTTTTTGGCAGAGGCTCGCCCCTTGGCGTTCAGGCCGCCGTTGGGGTTCTTGCCTTCCTTGCGTTGCCATGCTGGGGATTTAGCCATAGAACACCGTCACTGACGCAATGTTGGTCAACGTGGC